TAAATCAATTTCAATTTCCCTTACTATGCCAATTGGTACATAGTAAATCTTAAAATACAATTTTTCATCAACCAAAATATTCTGCCCTTCTGGAACTTCATACCTATATGATGATATTTCCTTTTTCTTTTTCATTGTTTCAAGTGGAGCTGTTGAGAACTCTGCTATTTTCTCAAGAGATCCTTGAGGATCTTCCATATCAATTTGAGCATGCATATTCATCAATGCTTCCTGTCTAACATTTTTAACAATTTTATTACTAACCCTAACTCTTTCAGCGTATCTGTAATCACTGTTTTCAGCTGACAGCATCTTAGCATTATTAACATAATATCCATCAAGACCTATGTATTTTCTAAAAGTTAAATATCTCAAATCATCAAGTTCAGATATATATTCCTCTATTCCTTCAGGAAGGAGTTTTAATATCTTACTTTCAGGAATACTAAAATATCTTACTTCACCAATAGACTGTTGAACACCTGCTTGTGCATATAAACCACATACCAATGATGCAAGGTTTACTTCTTCTATTCTTCCATCCATCTTGACATAAATTGCTCTTGCTGGAATAGCCTGAATATATGGAGATTTAATTGCCTTTTGTTCCTTTTCCAAGAATGCAACATATTCTTTTAACTCCTCATCATCTGTTTTTCTTCTTGTTTCAAAAATGAAAAAAACAGGTTTGTAATATGTTTTTAAAAATCTATCAGCTTCAGCAGCTGCTATTGCCCATAATGCACTTGTACTTTCTCCAACAACATGAATAGTTTCAAACAATAATGTTGATGTTCTTAGACTTTCAAATACTTTTACAACATCCGAATTGCTCATCTGTGGTTCAGTAGTAATAACTTTATAGATGTCATTTATCAAGAATGACTCTTCAACTTTCTCTGAACCTTCTGTAAAGTTAATCGTTAGTCCCGTATCTTCTATTTCATATTTTCCACTTGCTGGCACTGTTAATTCGTCAGAATAAGAATAACCACCATCAATTGAATATTTGAAAAGAGCTGTATTTAAACCGCCCTGACCAACTATTTTTATAGTTATGTCATAATAATTATTAGGCTTTCCTTCTAACGTCACATTTCCAGTTCCTGTTTTGGTCGATTCTATTTGTCCAATTTCACCTTCAATTGAAGGTTTTACTGGAATACAATATAGCAATTTTGAACCATTCTCTAAGCTATCCATAGTAGCATCATACAGTGGTGTTAATCCTAATAAATCCTTAACTTTCTTCAATGTCATGTTTGATTTTATTCTTATCGGCTCATCAGTAGTTCTATTTGATACACCAATTTTTACATGAATACCTTCACCTTTGTTGGTTGTCCCATATAAACCACCATCTAAGACATTGATTTTTACATCACCTAACATCTGTTATTTTCCTCCTTTCATTGGAGCATCCAAAAACTTCTTAACAGCCTTTTCATATTCAGTTTTTGTAACCTGCTTTCCATTTCTCCATCCTTCAGCAATCTTTATAGCTTCATGGATTCCTTCAGCAATGTTTAAAGTCGTCTTTAATTCCTCAATAGAAGTGACTTCCTGCTCGTCCTTTTTAGCCATCTCTTATCCCTCCTTATCAATATCAGCTTCAACACCGATATCAGTAATCTTCTTAAATCCACTATCTTTATATATTCCACCATCAAATTCAATAAGAATTTGAACTGATATTTTTGATTTTAATATACTGTCTTTTTCATCAAACCATACTGCTTTTTGTGGCACTATTTGAACATAATTTGAATCAATATACAATCCATCATCTAGTGAATTTAAAAAGTTATCAAAGATTTCTTCACATTTAACATCTGAATATTCTCCAATAACTACTGAGAAGCTTGTTTTTCTGTCAAATTTCTTTCTTCTTTTCTTCTTGTTCCCTTGCTCATCAGTATAAATAGCTTTGTTATTATTTATTTCAAATTCATCTTTTTCAAAAAGTACTCCACCAACATGACTATCTTGACTCATATTTAATAATTTCAAAGATGTCAGTACCTTATTTTTGATTCCTGCATCTTTTAATTTATTTACTAAATATTCTCTGCATTCGCTTATCATATGCCCTCCTATTTCATTGAAATAGCATCCTCAAGAGTTCCTTTAATCTCTTCCATATCCTCATTAGATATACCAAGAAATGCTCTTTTAGGTATATTAACTGTAACCACTTTAGCCCTTCGCCAATTTCCACCAACTTGAAAGCGTAAACCTGATTTAGTTTTTGCTCTTATAGTTCTTCCTTCATCACCAAATTGATGTGTAGCTGCATATAATTTATTAGTCCCAATTGCAACACCTTTTTCTGAATATTCACTGTGTATGGAAGTTCTTAAATCAGTTGAATCACTAAGTGTCTTACCATCATTTTCTTTTACTCTAATTGAAGGAGCCCATTTTTTATCTTCCGGATCTCTTTGATTATCAAATCTTTCAACTGTTGATGTCAAAAGTGCTTCAGATAATGCTGCATTAATTCCCTTTTTATCTAAATTAGATAAGTGACTTATCATTTGTTTTAACGCTCCAATATCGCCTTCTATTCTTACACCAGCCATATTACATACCCCTTAGCGAATCTCTTGAAAATAACCTTTTATTGGCATTAACTTGAAATCCTACATTTGCCTTAGTTTGTATGTCCTCTGTTCCAAGTGATACAGTGCCTTTTGCCACAAGTTCTAAAAACTTAATAGCAGCTTTATATCTAGTTAAATAATTATTTTCTCTTTCACTTTCATCAAGCCCAGCTCTAGAAAATAGATTATATACCGCAATATCTTTGCTATATTTATTTATGACCTTTGGAACTTTATTTAATGGAGTCGGATACCTAGAAGCCAGATATCCATTTATTTCTCCATCTGCATCATCAATTGCTTGTTCAATCAAAGGTAATAATTGCCTTTCT